CTTTTTTTTAATTTTTGTTTTATCTATCTTGATGAAGATCTCTAGCAGCATCTGCCGCATCTTGTCTATCTTCTGCTTCAATATCATGTTGCCCACCCTTAGGATCTACCTTCTTTTTAATCTTGCTTTGGGCACGACCAGATTTAATCTCTTTTTCAAGGAAATCCGCAAGAGGTCTACGACCTGGGAAAGGCAGTTCCAATTGGCGAGCCTTCTTCTTCTTCTGAGCCTCGGCTAAGAATTCAACCATTTTATTGTAGGTTGGTTGAGTGTTTGCATTCTCTGCTCTTTTCTTTGCTCTTTGCTTTTTAAATCGTTTCTGAGCCTGCGATGTGGCGTCGAGTGCTTTCTGTGCCTCGTCACCAGTTGCCGCCACCGGGCCAAAGAATTTCCCAAGGCCCTCGGCTTTATGTTTCGCACGATCCGCTCGATTGGGAGTTTTGCTTTCTTTAGCCTTAACAGGAGTAGCTCCCTTAACTGCTGCCATCATTGCCTTATAAAAAGGATCTTCCTTTACATCACCTCTACTCATAATTTCCTCCACCGAGGGATAACCTCGCATTTTCATAACTTCATCATACGATAATTTATCACTCTCGTATGGCTTATCAGCTTCCTCCAAAGAATTCTTAAAACTTTCTTTTAGCATAGTAACAAAAACCTTCTCCCCTAGTGCTTTCTTGTAAGTATCATTTACAATCTTGCGAGTTTTTTTACAGCTTTCAGTAGACTCAGAAAGAGAAGGGAAAGCACCTTTAGTAGACGGGTCTGCGACAAGATCAAAGGTTACTAATTTGTAATCTTCGTTTACATACTTCACTTTTCTCATTGTATCCTCAGACAGAGTTCCAACTCCTCTACTTGAAATACCAATCTTAACTCCACCTTCAATAAGAGCCTGAGCAACTTTGCCTGCGGGTGTATCTAAAACCTTTGCCTCACCGATCACATCATTGCCCTTCATATACAGGCCCGTGATGAGGTGGGAAGCATTAGACAGTTTAACAATGTCATGACTAGGATGATCGAGTTCTCCACATAGGCGATTCTCATTAATCATGTCCTGAAGACCTTTGACCTGAGACTCTAAGACCGTTTTAGGGTAAACGCGATTATTATTATTCTGTTCATCTGCTCTTTGGAATAAACCTCTAATCTTCATTCCTTGAGGAGACTTTGCTTCTGATAAAATTTCAATGTTTTCTAATATACGTACATCGTTAAGTAACATTACTTAGCTCCTTTTTTCTTTTTAGTGTAGCGTCCACCGCTAATTGATTTCAATTGTTTGCCTCCATGTTTCGCCATGGTACGAACCGCGTAACCTTTAATATCCTTCCAACTAGCACCAGGAGTTGCAGATCCAGGAGTAAATCCCTTTGCTGTCTTGCCTCCTACAGTCTGTTGTCCACTCTTTCCCCATTTATGCTTCGTTAAGACATACATACGATCTGCTTTATCCGTTGAAAATATTTGTCCCATAGAGCCCTGTTCTAAGGCTTGTTTAATTGAATCATAAACTTTAACCCTAGACTTACTAGCCTTAGCTACTTTCTTCTCACTTCTAAGTTTTTTATTAGCCTCAGATAATATCTTCTCTACGTTCATATTGCATTTCCCTTAAAACAGATTCAACTGTCTCTTTAATTGATTTCTTTTTCTTTTTCTTCTTTTTAGAAGGACCTGAATATCCAGTGCCAATCATGCCTGCTGTTGTAGTGCCTGGGCCTATAGCCATCTCACTAATAAGTTGTTTAGTCTCTGATAAAATTGCACACAACTGTTCTAACAAAGCAGACAGTCTATCTGTTTGATTAACTACCTTCTCTTTAATAGGAAGCTCTTTTGGCCTCGAAGTACTTGGACGAGGGCCAGCCCCTTCAAGTATGGAATTAAGATAAGTATTTGTCTCTTTTCCTCCCAACACAGAATTTACAAAATCATCAGGAACTTCCACATTAGTAATATCTAATTGATTGGCACTCCCTGGAACGCTAGCCACAGAGGGAGCTTGAGCCTCATGTAACGGAGGAATAGCATTGCTATTTAACAAAGACTCGGCAAACTCCCCAATAGAAATATTTGGAAGAGAATCAGACATCAAAAATTACTCTTTTTCGTCAGAGTCGCTAGCTGCGTCGTCCTCGTCCTCGTCGTCGGCTCCACCAGGACCTCCTGGGTGTCCACCCTCTTCCATGTTCTCTTCAATTACATCCATAATCGTAAGAACATTATCAAGGTGCTCAACAATCTGCTCATCCGAGATGGGCTCATTAAGCTCAGTCAGGCACAACGGGCAAGAATGAACTTCCTCTGCCTCTTGAATAGTCTCTTCCGAAGACTCTTCAACCATTTCAGGCTTCGCGTCCTTCTCGGTAAGCTTCAGGCCAGCAGTCGCCCAATTCGAACCCTCTAAAAGGGCCTTGGCAATATCACCATGAACATCAGTATTACTCATAATTATTTCTCCGTTTTCTATAGAAAAGGCATAGATACTGCCTCATTTAATATTTAGGTTTTTTACCCGACAAAATATAACTTTTTTTAATTTTTGTAAAACTAATTACCCTTAACCTCCAGGAAAGCCTTCTGAAACTATACCTGTTCTATCAGACTCTGATAGGTATGTATCATCCGTTGTAATTGTACCTTCAACTAATAAAGAAAGTCTGTCCTCTTCTGTTAAATATTTAGTAATATCCTTGGGATCTAACATTCCTGTATTAGATTCATTTTTTCCTATCATCACCATAGTTACTGGATCTCCTCCAGTAACTACTCCATTTTCTAATGATTTTAAAACTTCATCTGTCATTTCTAAGTTCATTCCTGCGTATTCAAATAATTTAAGTCTTCTAAACAAGTCCCACCAAGTAAAGTGTGTATACTTATAATTGCTCCTCAAACTATCCATAACTTCAATAACTTTTGAAGTAGGAGGAACAACAATATCAGGCACAGCGGAAGTGTAAGACCCATTTGAATAGAATAAGGTATTATACTCCTGTTTCCCACTCAGTTCATATTTAAAGAATGATGCATCTACATCAATTGCAGACATTGGATGATTTTCTGGTTTAATTCCTAACACTCCTCTACCGTATGTTCCATATTCAAGGAATGTATATTTTCTTGTTGATGCATGTTTAATCTTATTTGCAGGTCCTTCTAAGTAAGGAGCTAATTCGCAAACCCTAGAAACTCGTACATTGCCTCCTTCATCTTGATATACCTTGTCCACTTTTGATTTTGCATGAAAAGGATTATACTTACTTCCTACGGCAGGAATAAATACCAAAGCCCTAGGAACATTACCACGAACAATAATTTCTCTACTTAAGGGAGCCCGATTATCTATAAACGAAGAAAAATCAATATTTATTAAATCTAAATCACAATACTCAGAATCTTCAAGATAAGACCTAATAGGATCATTATAGTGTAAGAAAACTTCAGTTACTTGTGTTCCTGCTTCTATTGAATGTGCGTCTATTTCATCCAAATCTGTCATCTTTTTATACGGACATTTCAACTCATGTACTATAGGATTATCAGGAGACGTTTTCCCAAACATAGCTGATATGTCAAGAGCAAAATAAGTAGCACTTGCCGAAGATACAGAACTAAATCCTGAACCATCAAACTCACTTTGACCACTGACAGACGATACACTAAGCATCATAAAACTATCTTTACCTAATAAATCTGCTGCCTGACTGGCCGCCTCTATCGGTGTATAGTAAGCATCAGCTAATTGCGTCTCAGGTTCTAAAGCGTAGGTAACTGCTGGGACATCGGGTGCATCAGTTATTACCGTAATGGGGAAATAATATCCATATCCGGTTCCTAAAGACAGTATTGCAGGGTCTCCATCCGCATCATATAATTTAATCCCTTCATCTGATACTTCTAACGGAACAGTATCTCCACTCTCTAATTTAACAGAAACTTCAGCCTTGATATCCGTAAGGAAAGCTTTAGTATTTGCTATAAAATCAAATTCCCTATTCCTATCTGAATATTTTTTGGGATCAGCAGGAACAATAGAATCCGCTAATATGCCCAACGCAACTTTATCATTTTCGTCCTTATCTGATGAAGGCTTATATTCAAGAATCTCCATATTATTTTGAGCACCATATAATCCGTCAAAATAATCTGGATCAAATTCATCTAATTTACCTGTTAATAATAATTCGATTAGCCCATTATATATGTGATTAGGGTTTACTTTCTTACCAGTAGGGTATGTAAGATTATTAAATATTAAATTTAAATTGGGATTTAAGCTTTTTATTAAATGATTTATATTATTTCTTAACTCATTCACATAAACTTCGTCCCAGGAACCTTCTCCTTTATGAACTAAGAAATATTGAACTATAGGTGAAATATATTCATTAAATATTCTAGGATATGAATGACCTCGCGTTAGTTCTGAAATCTCCCTAGAAAATCCACGATTAGAAAAATTAAAATCAGTATTGTAAATACTTCTTCCAGACTCTTCAGATGTCATTAAGTGTTTTACATCAATAGCCTTATATTTTCTAATCCCTAAATTTGGAGGAGGGATAGCTTGAAAAGCTGATGCAATAGTATAACTAACTCCACGAATATTAGTAGTGCTATTTGCACATAATTGGCTCTTACAACTTCCATAAGGAGATAGACGATCTGTTTCACACTCTCCTCTGGAGTTGAAACTAAATTCTCCCCTTCGTATATTACTTCTCTGCTCCTTAGGAACATTCAAAGGAATACATTCAACTCCATTAACTCCGTCTTTACAAGTAGCCTCAACACATTCAGTAATAAGCTCCTCTTCGGGAGGAGATGATAAGCATTTATTTCCCTTAGTTTCTAAACAACCCCATTTAGACCATGAAGGGCAACCCCTATCACTACAAGATGTTTGGCAATCATTTAAAGACTTGGTACAAACTTTTTCCCCTGTTCCAATAATCTTTCCTTTAGAATTCCTACAAACTCTAACTCCATCCTCATCATCACAATAGCATTGAGTACAATTGCATACCTGACTCTGAACATTAGAGCCTGTCGCTGAATTAAATCCTGTACACGGTTGATTATTTGCACAATCACATTCGTACGTTTTAGTAGGAATTCCGATAGGACTACATCTTTCATTCGTACAAGAACTTTCACATTCCTGAGGAGACGTAAAAGGAAATTCCGACTTCTCCACAGGGTTACTATTTAAATCAAAACACCTTTCCCCTATAACTCCAGGGATCTTATAACACAAACACTCCTCACAAAATCGTGTAATATAATTCCCCACATACCCTACACCACAGGATCTACGGTTAGCTTCAATACATCTGTATCTTCTAGAAGGTGCCCTAGCAGCAGAAGGACCCGTCCACTGTCCTCCTCCAAAAGGAGGATCCTCTGGGCAGTCTTGATCCTTACACATTTCAACCCCCAGACTAACACACAGATCATTCGTAAAGATACATCCTTGACCGCCTGCTGCAATTTCTTCCGCACTACATTTTTGACACTCTCTATCAATTTTAACAAATAAACCACCTAACAACCCAGGCTCATGACTTCCAATACCGGGTGTACTTCCCGCACAAAGGCTCCTACTCTTCTCAATACATTTCCATCTTTCAACAGGAGGACATTTTTTGCCCGCACACCCCGCTTTACACTTATTTTTTGGCTTACAAATGTAAGTTGAAGCACCTCCGCAAATATTAACACCTCCAGGAACTGAACAACTCCACTTATTTTTACCTTCTGGACTTTGAACAACGGTACACTTACAAGGAGTACATTCACATTCCTCATTCAGAGGAATAAAGAAACTACAATTAGGAGGCTGAGTCTGTTTACAATACCAAGCATCAGGTCTAGGGCCTGGTCCTCCTGTGGTGGGGCCTGTGGGGGTCGTTGGACTTCCTCCAGGCGTAGTAACTCCCGGTCTACCAGTAGGAGGAGGACGTTCTCTATCCCGAGTTTCAGTTATTTCTTCGTATTGACATACATCGCTAAGACACGGGGTTTGGATCATGCAAATCTCTTTGGTTGCATGAGGAGCATTACCTGTTAGGTCTTTTACACAGTCTCTTATTACGATCTCAGGAGTTAATGTTTTATGTCTCGGAATATCTGCACACGGCAGTTTTTTGATATCTTCGCAGCGCCACGTTGGATCTGGCCCGCCGATGATGCCGCCACCGGTTCCCGAGCCGCCTCCCCCCGTATTTGTAGGAATTACTCTACTAGAAACAAAAAAGCCAGGGGGAAATCCTGCGGGTTTAAATCCAGTTGCAATTTCCCCACATCCAAATCTATTGGAAGGCATTATAGTTTAACCAAAGGATGCAGAATAGTTATCAAGATAAGTATATCCTTCAAACTTTAATTCTGTATGTTGATGATGAGTAGGCCAATTCATAGTATTGCCCCCGCCACCCGGACCCTTCCAGTGGGTCATATGAGTTTCAAAAACTAATGAATCGTCTGTTGCGTCATAATCTACAGGCATCATGACCACAGGCTCTCCACCATGCTCTAAATTACCGAAGTATGAACCAGCAACCCACATAACACTGTGACGCAAAAGTAAACGTGCATATCGCTTTTCACTTGGGGCCTTTGCCCATATTTTTGGTATGTGAGATGCGGCAGGTTGCAGGTTGACTGTCGTAGGTTTAGTGGGGTTACTTCCCTGAAAACCCCAATTCCAAAAAGAGGATACTCTAATATGGATATATTTTACTAAAGGCCGATGTGCCGTGGGTATCATATGTTGAACTTCGTGTTGAACCTTACTCGCCGGATCCCCGCCAAAAGCATTAACATGATCGCCTCTTGAAGCACGGACTATACTATTTCTGGAGCCTGGCGCTGCCGATTGACCCCATACATTATTTATGGACGTTCCGTGGCTTGGCTCCCAAAACACGGTTTTCTCGATTGGAACTGTTGCACTTTTAATTTTTTCTAATTCTATGAGTCTGGCATCTACACTTTCATATTGCATATTAAGTTCATGCTCTAGCTCATACCTACCTACAGCCCTATTAGCTAGGGATAAAGAAGGCATAGCCGCTGCAATACCTGCTCTCTCATTATAAGTAAGCTCTGCTGTCCTAAACAAAGGTCTAATATCTACTATATCATCATCAGTAAGAACACTAGTTCCTTGAACATTAACTCCAGGATTTTCATTAACTTTAACATATGCCACAGGAAATATAGTTTGTCCAGTAAGGAACCAACTATCTTCTTGTAATTGTTCGGATAATAAGGGAGCAATATTTAACAAATCTTCAGGGGACGGGAAAGATCCATGAATTGCTTGATTAGGTTGGTTAACCCCAACTTTAAAACCACTATCAGTATTACTTTGATCTGCTACACTAGCTACCATTTTTGAAATGCCATTTACGTCTATTACTGGTTCTGCTCCTAAAGACGGAGTAGGAGAAACACCAATCCCTGCTCCACGTAAGACACCTAATATAGGCTCTCTAATTTTTGTTCTACTTGCACCAGTAGTGCCTCCTGTATATTTCCCAATGGTTACTGCACTAGTATCAATAGGTTTTGAATAAATAAACACTAAATCAATTCTCGATGTAGCCCCTGCTACACCAGGAAAATCTATACTAGCATCAAAATCAGGAATTGCAATTTCTAATCCATTAGGAACATCTACTATAGAAGTCCTGGCTGTGCCTCTCCAATACTTGATTAAAGCATTTTCTAAAACAGGTAAAAACAGCAACCTGTTAGGATCTCCATTAGCTTGCGTTGGTGTTAGAAAGAGCGAGGCTCCAGTGGTTCCGCTATTGAAGTTCGGTGCTGCTCGCATTACTTGGAATAAACTTAAATGCTCAGATATAGGTAAAGCATCACCAAAGTAGCTATGGACGCCGGTTCCCTTTCCCGAGGGTCCCAAGAGGGCTTCCGTACTCGGTAAAGGTCTAGGTGTTCTTGGAAATAGAGGATCTTCATCCATAGGATCAACTACTTCATTAGGATTTCTTGCTATTTGACCAAATACTCTTTCAGACAATCCATTTAAATTTAAAGCAGCAGCGCCTGCCGCTGATTGAGCCCTAGCAAGTAGATTATCTAAAAAAGAATTGGATGTCCAAGCATAATTAGTATGATTACCTAAAATCTCAGAACTAGACTTTCTAACAAAACTATCCAAGCGATCAATATCATGGGCGTTATTAATTCTCGCCGTGTAACGTCCTCCTTTTACTCTAACTTTATTATCAGATCCATTAACCCAAGGCTTCAACTCAGTAATATCCTGCCGAGAGACATCTAAAGTCCCAGAAACTATAGCTGTGTTCAATCTGTCGTTTACATATCTAACATTTTCTTGAAGTTGCTTTAAAGGAATATTATCTACTTCCCAATAATAAGGATCATTAGCCTTGAAATATCGAATGGGGTCCGTAAATTTTCTACCTGTCGTAGCCCCACCTATTTTTAGTTTAATTGTCATAATATTATTTACTCACTTCGCTCAATATCAAATATATCAGGAGATGTGTATCCTCTACCGTATGCTTTTTGATCCACTAGTGACGCAGCCTCAGAATTTAACCCCGTTCTAGAAACATATATTTTACATATTTTAGCTCTATTAGATGTCCCCATAGCACCGTTTTTGGCATTTGCAAATATATGAGCAGCAGACTCATCTAGTATAATTCTATTATAAGTTGTAGGATCTACCATTTCCTTATTGTAGAAAAATCCAGATAAAGCACTTGTTAAAGAGTGTGTAGTCACAGAGTGAGGATTTCGTATAGCATGTCCATAAACCGCACTTACAGCATCCACACCAGCAGATACATCTCCAGACAGATTATATCCTTGAGCGTATAATTGTCTAGCAAACCCATCGTCTTGTGTTACTTGTCCGGTAACTAAATTAATACCACTAAAAAAGTTAGCTAAGGGATCTACAGATACATACAGCCTGAATGGACCTCTATTTTGTAACGAAGTACCTGTAGTTCCATACGACCTATAAGCTAGAGGAGTTGAAAGCTGCGTAGGTATAAACCCATTTCCTCCATGATGATTAACAGAAGAAAATTGAGCAATAGGCCAAATACCTGTTTGGCCTTGTCCATAAAAATCCAAAATAGACAAAGAACTTGTATCAGGAGTACTTGATGGAGCACCATACACTGCTGACGTTGTTCCTTGAAGAACTGTATGTTGAGCAACGGTACCTGAATAAGTTGCAGATGGACCATTATATCCTGCTGATCTTGGATCTAACCCACTTACAGAACAGAAAGCAGCATTTAATCTAGAATTATCAGCAATATTCCAAATAAACAACTGATTACATAAAGTAGCAATAGCCCCTTTTTCCGCACCACTAACATCATAAATTAAACCAGAAGCATTCCACCACCCAGCAGGGAAATTAACATTTAGAACATTAACCTGACTACCTCCTAAAGCTCTTAAGCAATTACCTCCTGCTGTGGAGGATACATTCAGAGGATCTGTCTCAAACGGTTTAGATTCTAAATAATAATTACGGTTCGCCGCCCTAGTTGCAGGGTTAGCCGTAGCCTCATTAGCAATAGTATTAAAAGTATAATCCGTTCTTTCATTTATAATAGCTGCTGTTGGTTTAGTCTCAGCTTGAGGCATGTTGTCGTAATAAGTTTCTCCAACTGGATTTGGATAAAATTGCATCGACCCTCCACTCACAAAAGAAGAAATATCGAACCCACCAACGCCAGTATCATAATCAGCAGCAGAGGCATTTGCAGTAGTCCAATAAGCATGGTAGTCTCCTAAATCTTTCATATTAATAGTAGAGTTATTCTTTGCTACTAAACAACTATTAACGCTATGAAGCTCAACAGAGGTATGGTTACTTGAATCATCCAAATCCCAACCACTAACATCCAACCCCCCAGTCTCATACGTTTTTGGAGGATTAAAATTAAGAACTGAATTATTTTCAGCGAGGGCATCAACTGCAAAGTTAAACATTACAGTAGGACCATTGCATTCGAGTTCGGAATTATTTCCTACATACACGCCTGCTGATTTACTATGAGCCTTGTACCCTAATGAATTTGTGAAGCCCTCTATAGATCCATAAATTACCGATGCACCATTTTTAGATCCTTGTAATAATGCCTTAGAATTATTTGTGATAGATAAACATTCTCCTAGATAAGAACGAGTAGGGGTGACGAGGCTAGCTTGTATACCTTCTGCATTAGCAAACGATTTAACAATAGGGTGAACGAAAGTAGCTTTAGAATTATTAGTAACTTCAACAGGAGATAATAACTTTGATCCTTTGGGAACGATACTACTTAGAGTAGTACCATGATGATCCTTAAACCTCATCTGACCGTAATGTGAGCCCATGGAAGAAGTTAAGGTTGGGACAAAAGTTGATCCTTGGTCTAGAACTAAATGCCTACCATTGCCTGAGAAATCAAACTGATACTCATTATTGTTTGGAGAGCCTATATTTGTTATTCTTTGTAAATTCTTATTATATTGAATAGTAGAATTTACAGCCTGTAGCCCTTCGTGTTGATTACCTTTAAACACACATTCATTTAAAACAGCCTTACTGTTCTCTAGTAACATTCCTCTTTTGTTAGAATAAACTTTCAATCTACCATCTAAATCAATTGTAGAATTTCTTGAAAGTATCCCATACTCATTACTAAGTTCTACATTATAAATGGTCCCACTAAAATAATTAGTATTAGTTCCAGCCCATCCCCCACGCAAAACAGAGTTATCTAAAATTATCCCATTAGAGTTCCTGGAAAAGTTTATTAAAAATTCAGAAGGAAATACTTCATTCTCAAAAGCACCTGAAGTAGTCTTATCAGACCCTTCTCGACCATATATGGAACTTGCATTATTAAATACAATTTCTGAATTTAACGCTTTAATCCCTGCACCATCATCTAATAATGTATGTCCTGCTCCACTAACCTCGCTCCATTCTCTGGTTTTCCTATACCCATCCTCATCTATGCCATAATTTCTATATGCCGCTATACCTCTATTAATACGAACCTTGGAATTATTAAAATTAAACCCTACTTTATTATTAATAGAAGCACAATTCTCAATCCAAATATCATTAGAATCAAAAACCTGAACTCCGTCTATATCATGATCACTTGAATTAATAAAGAAATTACGAATATATATTGGTCCATTACAATTATGAACCCTAAGTTTTGTTACGTGATTACCATACAGCATTCCTTGAACTTTAGTAGCTGCGGTTTTGGTAATGCCACTAGTCATTAATAATTCACGAAAGGTGGAATCTTTAGCACTTACATCATAAGTTAATATGTGATGAGGAGTACCCCTAGAAGCAGCCCCCTCTTCAAAAATAGTTAAAGTATATTTATTATCGGCTGCTGGAACTCCGTTTATACCTACGGATAATCGAGATTGATCATTCCCTGCATACACCCCGGAAGCAAAAGGTTGGAAAACACTATTAATAACTGTATCATCATATAAACGACGATCATCAACTGAACTCATTACTAAAGAATCAATATGTACTGCTTTAGCCTCTGTCCAAATAGAGCTAATATCAAGACTACTAACAGAGTTAATCATTTTATATTGAACTAATGCAGCGTCTGAATCCGATAAATCATCTATCTTGGTAGTGCCCGAAGGATCCGAAGGGCCTCCTGACATTGCATACGCCTTCACAAAGTTTCTATTAATTATCTCTAAAGAACCTCCATACCCTATATTAATATTCTTGAGATTTAATTCTTCTAAACTACCATAATTTGCAATTTCCATTAATATTGGAAATCTAATATCCGAAGGTAAAGCTTCAACGGCTGCACTAACCGATGTAAAAATGTTAGAATTTGCCGTTAGAGTCGCAGCCGTAGCATCAGCAGAAACCGTGAACACCATCCCAGGTACAGTTGAAGTATGGAATCCAGCATGTTCCCAATTCATATAAGTTCTTTCTTCTAGATCATGAATAGGTTCATTATCTTGCTCCCAGTTATAGAAAGAACTAGGATCAAATTTAGTTACAGGAGTTGTCCAACTATTAAATAAAGAAGCGGACCCGCTAGCAGTATAAATATCGTAAGGTTGAAAAGGCATATCTTAAAAATTAATAGTCCAACGGAAAACTAGTGCAAAATCACTAGTCTTTAAAATTTGATTAAACTTTCTATAGGCAACAAGTATGGATGCATCACTAGCAAGCCCTCTCGGGTTTTTCATGAACAATCCAATTTCAGTTAGGCTTAACCCAGAAGACCCTCTTAAATAATTAGTATAATTACCTGTATCTTCATCTAATACAATAGTATATCTAACCGACGTTTCATTTATTCTCGTAACATTCTTAAAAGGAGTAAGACCAAATACATTATCTTTAGTAGGAGAAACAACTCCATTTTCAATTAAATATCCACTAACAACTGCAAAATTAGTTGCAATTCCATATTCTGCTATACTAGACAGAGGACCACTTAGCTGGTAAATTGCACTTCCTGCGGTATCGTTACCAGACACTCCTACTTGAAATCTATCATTGTGATAATCAGTTACAGTTTCAGAACCCGAACCAGTAAAGAAATGAGATAACCCAACGCTCATACCAGAGACAATTACGTTGTGGTCATCAAATACAATCTCCTCAGGCTTATCTTTATAAACCTTTGCAATTTGTAAGTATCCTCTAACTCCTAGATCTTCAATAAAATTCATTAGAAATATAATCTCCAGATAAGCGTTAAATCTTTATAATGCTTCATTCCTGCAACAACCCCACTGTCTTGTATATATGCTAAATTCTTTGTAAACGATTTTTTAGAAAACAACTTATACTTTCTTAAATTAGTAATAGGATTCCAAACAAATGGAGGGCTTGCACTTCCTAAAGTTCTCTTAGTATCTAAAGCCCACAATCCTATATTATATATACCTCCATAGAAATTAGTAAAACCTAAATCTCCTGATGCTATTACAGTCTGATAAATGACCTCACCCGTTGATGAAAAATCCGTATTTGCAGATACTACTAATCCTGAAGAATAAATATTAGGATTAGTTGCAAAAGAGAAACCAGAACCCACTACTCCATACTCATTATAAACTTGTCCTATATGTCCTAGAAGATCCATTGAGCTAACAGTATTAAAAGTACCTATAAAATTAGCACTACACCCTATGTCCCCTGCGGTAATGTCTTTTGGAGCAACTCCAGTAGTTAGCTGACTTACATCTTTAAAAATACCTCCAGGAGTTCCACCATGTTGAACTCCTCTAGGATATGCCCCCATTAATAACCCTACTCCTTGAACAGACTCAGCCGTCGCAACAGCGTTGTAAGGCCAAAACCCTGCCGAGGCTTCATTTAACAAAGCATTTACATTATGTCCTTTATTTATAGAAGGTCCTCCAAAAGCTGTAAATCCAGGGACATTACGCGGCCATGAATCAGCATAATAATTATTTGCAGATATATAAGTTTCTGCCCATATAGGATTAGAATTTAATTCTAACTTTGTATCAGTAGGGACAGGAGCCCTTGGAAGTATGTTATACCTAGAACCACTTGGAAAATAACTACTCACCCCTCCTCCTGGATTATCATTAGCAGAAACAAACACCATTGCTCCTGAAAAAAGATAAGGTTTATAAAGTGATCCGCCAGCAGGGTAACTTCCTGAAAATCCTTTAGAAAACGAATAATCAATCCCGCTCCAAGTATCAGTATGAGCATGACGTTTATACCCTTCTTCATCTTTACCGAAAGTCATAGCTTGAATAGTATAGTTAGAAGTATCAAGAATAGCAGAAGCAGAAGGTATGCCAGACAAACTAGGAGTCGTGGTTAGCATATCAACAATGATCTCGCCAGCCCCATCTACTACGACATTATTATCTTCAGACACAAGTTTCTGGTCTTTAGTACCATAGTCTGTGTATACTTCTACTTTTCCTCTGATTTTCATTAGTCTTCTATCTTTAATTCAGTAAAGTTATTATAGGTGGTATCCTTAGTATATGTATAATATTCAGGTTGCTGTCTATAACTCAATCTACCACCTCCACTTGTGCCATATGTTCCACTAGTTTCTAATGCTACCCTTGATGCATAAGGAGAAAAATGATTTGCTCCTACGGTAGAGTTAAAGAAATTAAATATAGTTCTAATATCCTCAGGAGTATAGGTATCCTCCGTAGGATTTAAATATTTATTCCCTCGCCTTAGAATAGAGAATGGAGCAGGATGCCAATCACCACTAACATCATATGTTATTTTCTCACTTAATGTTCTATCTAATAGACCAATATGATCCACAAGAACAAACTTAGTAAGATCATTATCAGGAACCATAAAAAATTCAATTACATAATTTTGATTTTCTGTGTGTAAGTCTCCTATAGTTTTCTGTCTTTGCTTTAAATCTTCACTAATAGATTTTGGTCTTTCGGAAAAATGAATACCATATGGCTCATCTCCTAATTCACGCCTCTGAAGACCCTTATTAAACGTATGAAATTCAACTTCCAAAGTAGAATAATCATCCTCAATAAATTCAGAAATTATTGAGGGATTACTAGAAGTAGTAGAATTTAACAAACTAACCTTACCACATCTTCCTAATACTTGAGTATGTTTAGTAGTCGGCTGTATATGATAATAAGAATTGTTTAGTATATAATCCTCACTAATAGAACTTGTATCAGCTTTCTCCCACTTGTTAGCACGGGTATACGACCAAAAAGTGTCATTTTCAATTTCCGTATGTATCCAAGCTCCTACCTTGACACCCCCAAAGATTCTTCCATCCTCAGTGCCGCCTAGATAACGAATGTTCAATCTGTACTTATGGTCAGGAGACAGCACATTATCATTTCTAGGGTAATAGGAAGAATAAGCCCCTAACCCACTAGCTTCCTTAACAGACAACCGTAAACGTGATAAACCTTTAATTGATTTTAATTTTATTAAAGTATTAGAAATATAATAATTTTTTCCCCTATTATTTCTATACAAAGAAGGAGCTATGTTATAAAGTTCAAAGCTATTTCTAGTATCTGCGCCACTAACATGAATTAACTCTACTCCACTTAAAATATTTTTATTACGTATTTCAGCCTGCATCCTCCTCTGAGACGTAGAAGATGCTATTAAACTACCAGCCGAAACAATATGACTTCCGTAAAAAGATCCCGTCCATTCCCCATTAGAAGATACTCCAGAAAACATAGGATGTGATAAATTAAGAGAAGATACTTCAGGAATAGAGGAAGCAATTAATGGATTTCCATGTAGGGTACTATAAGGTCCTGTAACTTCAAAGTTTCCATTAAATAACCCATTACCATATAAATGTGCATGAATTAAAGGACCACCTTCTTGATCTGCATTAATTAAATTTATACCGTGACGATTAAAATTATCAGTATAAAAATCATATACTTGATGTAATCCTCTTCCGAATTCATAATTATGGTAATCACTTATTGCATCTGGGAACCACCCGTCAGACTCTGTAGAGCTATTGGAAAAACTTAATTCAGGATTAAATTGATCATAGTTATTAGAAAAAGAATCAAAATTAGAACTAACGTAATATCTGGCTTTTTCTAATTTACGCCTTTCTTGGATAGCGTGCATAGTAGCCACAATATCCGAGGTTTGACCTCTATCTACATAATTTGCAGGAGATGTTCTATATTGCGTATGTTTTCCATCCGCCCCTAACGCACTTAATCCTCTACAGGGGAAAGTTGATGAAGTTACAACACCGCTAAAAATATTTGGAGAATTTAAATGTTCACATTTCTTGTACACCAATGGTAAATTCATATAATCATCAATAGGAGCGTAATACCCAGCCGATGCTATTAGCCCTAAAGGTAAAAATCCAAAACCCGATCCAGTGATATCAGTATCATGATTACCGCCACCTAAATAACTATATTCAATGGTGGAGGAGTCCCAAGATATAGGCATATTAAAACCAGTACGATCATAATACCCTTTTGTAGGTAACAGATTTTTATAATTGCGCCTTCTTATCGTATTTCTGCCAACCTCAACCACTCCTCCAACCCCATTAGCATTTTCCGAAACGGCAGGCTCTCGTACTATGCCACTATGAATTAAATGTACTTTATTAACATCACTACGCAATATTTGCCTTCCGGCGGCATTTCGTCCTCCTCTTCTCCATCCATCAATATGCACTGCCGAAACCGCCGCAGCCGCTAAAGCGTATGGATAAGCACTTTTGTCTAATCCTCCCGTTGGACTTTCTATTAGTGTAAATCCAGATCCTTCATAGCTTTCTGCCTTACTGGGGTTAATAATCCATTTAGCAGTAGAACTTGTTATATAGTCATCTATTCCAGAAGCTTCAAGTCTTGATAAGGGTATAGAGTGTGCGGGAGCGAAATCCTTAGTCACCCTAGCTGCATAAGCGGGAGCCCATTTTCCATCATGAGTAAATGTACTTTTTGAAAAATCAAAACTATCTGCCTCCATTATAAACTTAAAGTGGGATGATTTACCACTCCACAAACTTAGCATATCAATTTTATATGAAGTTGGATCTTGTAGAAGAGTCGCCAAATTAGGAGGATCGTTAACTCCAGAGGTAAACATCAGCCACCCATTATCATCTCTAAAACTATCAAAAGATCTTAGCGTATTATTTTTAATATATTCTGTAACTTTATTAGAAAAACTTTCAGGAACCCCAAAGCAAATTAAGAAATCATATAAGTCATCAAGGAAATTATTAGTAACCTCACATTGAGTATAATAACTAATTTTCTCCCAAGGAGGGATTGGGAAAATTCTATTTCTGTAATTAAACGAAAAATTTGGATCCTCTACAAAGACACTTACTCCTGGAATCAACGGACCCGCCTGCATAGGTAATTTTAACGGACCTCTCACAGGTGGGGTAGCAATATTACCAGATAATACAAGTAAAGGAAATTTCTCTCCTCCTAATCTAAAAACTTCAGGATGTAGACAAACCAAATATAATAATATATTGTCAACCGCTGCCCTTACATTATCATCCATACTACTTGTAGAGTATGTTGTTCTTCCGTTAACTGTAACTCCTTTTTCTGTAGCTACTTCATGTGTCCAAGTAGTAAAGTCTTTAAATAATGGGGACTCAGTTGATAAAGCATAATATATGAGATTAGGAATATAGGATTCCCATAACTCATGAATATTTGCTGAAACATCAAAAACCTCTTCTGAAAATAAGGAATTTACTGCTCTCTGTATGGATTCTTTAGTTCCTGTTTGCTTATATATATTAACCGCATTTTTAAGTTGTAGCCTCTGCCTAACCTCATCAGTACCATATATTTTCCATCCTATCAATTTACCTATATGTGGAAGAAACTCCCGAGGACACTCATCAATATCATATAATAAATTTATAACCTCTGCTTCTTCTAGTCTATCAAACATAGAATAAGAAAAAGCTTTTAACAATCTGTGAAAAGGCCCCTTAACCTCCAAAGAAGTTAATAAAGTTTCATCACTAATATAACTATCAAATGCTTCGCTTACCTTAGTGTCTTGCCTGTTGCTGTAATAAGGAGAATAAATAACATCAACAATAGTTTTTAATTTTTCTAATTGTTGTAAACCGCTAGTCCCCGGACCGGATAGTGAAGAAGCCATAAGTCCCGAAGGAAGAAAATCATCTGGAATTAACTTATGAGATTGCCAAGCTGCACAAGTTTCATAATTCAAGAATATAAAATCAGTAAGAGCTTTTATGCCATCATTTAAATTTATATCCTTGCCCTTATAAGTCATATCTGTTAGGGCACTTGCAACAATGGAAGAAGGCTCATATGTAAAACCTCTACCGTCGCCACTTAAATTAAGAAAGTACAACCAAGATAAAGAATTTATAAAGTGTATATGAGTTCCAGAAGCAGTATTAGAATAAGCACTTACTGTCCTATCAAGAATGTTAGGAGGATCATAATTACTTACTAGAGGTAATAATGTTGAAGATAAATAATTATAAAAATCAGAACTTGTATTAAAATCTAACAGAGATTTGCCAAGAGGTTGCAATAAATCCCTCTCAAAACTTTGAGGAGTGATCTTTGTTAAATTATTTCGTTGTACAAAATATTGCGATAACCCTGAAATATTGTCTAGGGCGGAATAAGAAGAATCAGGAATTGCTGACACATTTAGTCCACTTACTGGAGAGGACATATAATTAGCAACTTTTAAATGAGAATTAATAACTACATCTGTTACATTAGTCTCATATCCACTAGCATCAATATCAGCCTGGATATAGATATCAGGAGTGATTAATTCCACAGCGTCTACATAATTTCTTTTATAGAAATTACGACTATTAGGGCTATTAGGATTAATACCTTGGGATACCATTTATATTGTCACAACATTAATTGTTAAATTATTCAATTGAATAACTTCATTATGTTCAATACTTACATCTTCACTTAAATTATCTATGGTAGCAAACCTAACCAAATCAATATCATGAACAGACCTAACCAAATCCTGTAATATAAAGTTTTGACCGAATTCTCTATTATCAACAAAGAAATAATCAAACACTTTACCACGCACTAATGCCAAAATATCAGGCTCTTGACGTTTAAGTTCTTGTTCAATTCTTATAGTCATAACTAAATCAAGAGTTCTTATCAGACCATCAACGATCACCAATTCATCAGTCAACATCTTCTTTTGATTCATAGCAGTAAGTATAGAGGTTTTAAACTCAGGAGTTGCTCTTCTTAGTTGTAAATCACTAGCCTTCTCCAATATGTAAACATCAATTATATTTGCAGAACTGAAACCTTCTCTAGTTACAACTGTTGCCTTACCTACGGATCCATAAGGACTAATATACGTATTAGCGAAAGATTCAAAATCTGGCAAAGTAACTAACCTATCTTGGCGTCTAAAAGTAAGAGGAGCATATCTCTTAGCATGTGCTACAGTTTCTGCGTCGGCTCCACCCGTACCTATTGAAATATTAGTAAGCTGTCCTGTATACAATACCTCATTTACAGTACCTACAACCTGCGTATTAATAACTCCATTTCTAATATTCCCTCTAGAGCCTCCCCCTACTCTATACGTTACAAAATAAGTATCCCCCATATTTGGAGATTGCCCAACTGTATTATCTCCAAATATTACATTGGCTTTAAACTCATCATCTGTACTTATCTGAAATACTTTATCCCCATCACCCGAGGCTGAAAACAAATTATCAACATATCTATAAGTTCCACTTGTAGTCGAGTCTCCTTCTACAAAAACATTAATACTTCCTTCTACAATTGGGCTATTAGCTAAAGAAATTACTTTAGACTTTTCCGTAGAGGTAAATCCGCCAGCTTGTGATACTAACGACCCTTCTAAGAAAACTAAGTTAGTGTGTATCCCACTCACAGATCCTTCAGCCTCTGCACCTGTTATGGTCATATTACCATTAGTATTAGCATTATCAACTTTACCATTGGGTAAAACTTTATATAACGTATAAGAAATCTGCGATCCATCCTCAGGGGATGTGATAGTAATAACTCTGCTGTGTGGAGGTACAATTATATCGTGAAGGGTTCCAGGAGTAGGTACATAAGGAGCGGTCCCTCCAGGCTCCCAAGGCCACGTAATTTTTGCATTAGCAGCAGCAGAAATTGGACCTTTCATCCTTACTCCTATCAACTCTAATAACTTTTTAACATTTTTTCTTAGCTTGGCAGTTTGTAAATAATTTTCGTTTGCTAACATATCAGCCTTTAAAGAAAACACAGAACCCATATAAGCAACAATCTCTATCAACATAACCCCTAAATCAGATTCAGAAAAGTTCTCATACTCTAAAGGATATACAGCTTTAATATAATCAATTAAAGAATCCCTTACTGATAAGAAATCAGTAGCTGCATAATTTATTACTGATGGTCGTTTCTCTAAAGGAATTATCACATCCTTCATAAAATCAGATTTCACTTCGCCTGTAAATGCCATTATCCTATTTTAACTCCAACTTCAAATGTAGTGTTTTCAGATTCTTTAATTTGTACACTTAATTTTATTTGCATAGCTTGCAAGCCTTCAACACCATACTCATCTAATGAATATACTCCTATTTTTATAACTTTAACGTTCGTAGCATATTTAGCTATGGCAGCTAATATTTCGTTTTTAATAGCTTCAAATAAAGTCTCATCCATAGGCTGAAATAAATACTTCCTTAAATTTACCCCATATCCTGGAAGTAATATCCGCTCTCCTAGATTGGTAGTTAATAATTGCGTTAAATTATTTCTAACTAAAGACTTACCTGTCTCTTTACTAAAATACCCTGCATTCAAGTTAGCAGTCAGAGGATACGATAATCCATACACTCTCTTGGTACTAGCGGCAGCCTTTTTTCTTATATCTATAGGAGGATGTACTCCATACACTGTAGTATCTGTATTTAAAGCCATTATGATCCATCCTCCGTATACGTGCTGGGTGTACTTATATTTTCAAATACCTCTTTTTGAGCATTATAATTAGTTTCCACTTCTCCATCCGTTAAAGCTCTATCATAAAATTTTACACTTCCTAAGTATCCTCTTAAGCCACTGATAGCTCCAAAAGTTTCATTGCCCATAAAGCCCGTCCCAGCGATACCATCAGTATAGCCTCCTCCTAGTAACGTAGGAGTAAAATAGGATCCTAATCTAGGACCTTCAGTTATTTCTGCCGTAGCGGAAGTCCCTACATTAGTTCCTGAATAACTAAAGCTAGTTGCTTTTTTAAACGAAGGGACGGAAGGCGTATTATATTTATCTCTACCGTAAGAAGATTCTAGAGAAGAAGTCGTAAGGAGATCTCCATTTACATATAAACTTATTTTATCTTTTACAGGCTCAACAACTAAAGACGCTAAAATAAATTGATTAGTACCAGACAATAAAAGAGCTTGTCCCTTAGAATTTACAGTACTCGCATCTACAGTAAAAGAATACCAATTTGGAGTAACATCATGAGAGCATCCATTATGAATAAGTGCAGCCGAAGCATTATTAATAGCTTGCGTTGGGGCAGCAAAAAACGCTAAACTAGAAGTAGGAAGATTATCGTGATTATTAATAGAATACTCTAAACTTTTGGTGAGCCGCCTATCTCTAGTGAAACCCATTATCATCCCCTTAGTTGCCGCATCTCCTAAATCTATATCTATACGTTCTGGGTCTGTTTGGGCTGTAATCCCTGGATCTAAACCTGTATTCTCATTAGCTAATACTAAACGATATAATGAAGATGCCGAATTATCCGTCCATCCTCTACTCACATTAGTTAAATCAGGAACATACATCCATGATTCAAAAGTAAATCCTTCTATTTTATATGTTAAATCATCAAACTCTTGAGTTTCCGGTAATCTAACTACGCTACCTAGACTAGATGCATAAAAAGGATGCTCTTCTATTTGTTGTGTTACGCCTCTTAAATATGGAATACTTAGACCTGACACAAATACAGAAGAAGTATGATTACCTAAAAGTTGAGCATTATTATAAACCTCTTCTACCGCACAATTAGTAACATTAAATTCGCTAGAAGAAGTCGCGACTATATTAGACTCAAGGAAATTATATACTGCAAATAAACCATTGGTAGATATCCTACTTGTAAGATGTAGCTTCGGAGCCACTGTGCTAGATGCAGAATTAGAATATAAAATTTCTCCTCTCCCTATATCAGCAACAAATAAATGCTCCATATTCTCAACTTCATCCTTTTGTTTACTTACAACATACTTAGGGACAATAGGACTAACTACACCAGTAACATCTGCTTGATCCAAAACCAAAGCTTTTTGTTTATGGATATCATTAGCAAAATTAAATTGTTGTAAATATGAAAAATCATTAACTGGAACTTCGCCTGGACTAAACAAAGGCCCACTTCCATAGATAGTTGGCATTTTAACTGCTAACTCTATTTGTTTTTTTCGTTTATTTATTCTATGTGTAAATAAAGATATTTCTGAGTATACGCTTTGTTTTGTATTTTGTATTATTGCAGTGGACGCTCCACCCTGTTCAAATTCCTCAATATGAGAAGAAAGGTCATAAACCCTTTTTGTTTTTTGAGATTCTAATGTCTTCAAATAATGGTCTTTTTCGTAATAAGCCCTTAGAGCGCCAGTCTCATCTATAATTGTAGGATCAAATAAAGTATCTACATAGTATCTAACCGACTTAGAAGACATTGGAACTCCCTTGCCTCCTAAGTTAGCATCATGCTCAAACCTCCATCTATCCTCAATAGGAACATTGGATTTGCTTTTATTTAAATGCTCAAGAACCTGTACAACACCACTGGCCTGAGGAGTTTGTGAATCATAATACAACCCATCATTAGAAATAATGAATTGACCTTCTTTAGCTACAGGGGGGCCATACACCAATCGTATAATTTCTTTTTCTTCCTCAGGCTCTACCTCGCATACTGTATTAAATCCAAGTCCAGACAAGGAACAATCAAGCAAAG